TCATCAATAAGTTGTTGAGCCTTCATTTCACTTACTCCTTTTATTGTTGCTAATAAGTTTAACCTTAAATCATCAGTTGTTATTCTTTTTAACAAACTTGGTTTAATTACTGCCCTATTGATTGGTCTCATCTTACAAATGGTAGTCATTATCCTTGCTGCTTTACGTGGCCCTTCTACCCAGAATACCTTTACATCAGTATCTAAACTAATCTTACCAATAGCCCCATAGAACTTATTAGCAATTAATTGTTCAGTCATATTAACATTAACATACTTTGGATAATTCATTGCTTCATGTAATGAACCGTGTATAATTAAAAAACAATGTTCGTAATGTCTATCCATATTATCTAGTTGATTCCATAGCCTTTTATTAATTACAGACTGTAAGAAATCAATTGTTGATTTGGCTTCAAAACAAACATCTTGAAAAACATAGTCTCCTATTTCCAACCATTGTTTTTCTGTCATTAAATTAAGTTTAATTGCTTCATCTCTTACAGCACTATACAATATTGAGTTTTCTCTACTATCAATTATCAATTTCATCTGGATACCTCCAACATTTACCTATGCAATAACCTTGTGGAACAAGTATAGATTTACAACTAGGCGCATGATATCCTTTTGATACCATCCATCTAACATTTTTGAGAGTTACGTTTTCATCCCAATCTAACCAAACCCCATCATGTGCTACAATAGATTTAATTTCATTCATTATAATTTGAATAATAGTCTCTTGCTTATCAGTAGTTAATTCTCTTTCTCCAATTGCTAATATATCTCTATACCATTGCACAAGATATACTCTAGCGTAATGTCCTGGATTTTCTACCATGATTGAGTTATACAAACATGGTAGTATAGGTAATTCACCAGGAGGTTTAGGCGCTACTACCTCTACATCAGAAGTTTTCATTGGCTTAACTTTGTCCCATATCATAGGTTTAGAACCATAGATAACAGTTGAACGATTGCCCGCCTTTGCTTTACCCAATATAAAATCTAAACCTTTAGATACATCATCAGTAGTTAAAGGAATACAGAAGTAAGGCCCATCACTACTAAGGTTGACAGTATTAGGAATACGCCTAAGCCTATTGGTTTGTACACCCGTTCTATCCAACGTAGGACAGTCAATTGCCAATCTGGAAAAACTACTCTGGATGCTTCTGATATCATTTACAACATTTCCCATTACTATCATATGAAACCCCTTTCCACTAAAGTACATTTTAAAGACGATTTCTTCATCTAGTAAAATATTCATAATGTTTTGAAAGTCATCCCATGCTGATGTTAATGGTTCACCGTGAGCATCAAAATCTAAAAACATTCTGTCTTTAATGCAAGTAGAATCAACCTTTGCTGTTTCAGCATATTCTCCAAAATCATACACTGTCGTATAGCAATTCATCTTACCATTAAAGGCATTAACCCATTCAGTAAACTCTTCCTTACTCTTCACTATCACTCGCTTCATCTGGGGTGCGTCTTTTAGATGACTGCCCGCCCATACTTCTCTTGGAAACTTCATTTATATCTACCTCATTTTTATTAAAAACTATTTTTGCTGATGATAATTCATCTTTAACAATAACAGCAACTTTTACTCTTAGTTCTGCCATTATTGTTTTTGTGTATAATTCACCAAAGAAGGTCATTTCTTCAGCAAAAACTTCTACTTCCCATACTAGTTTTAGTTTATCTTTTGTAGGGATTCTATCATATACCATTTGTGTTAACGTTTCAATTGTTTGTGAGACATTTGCTATTTCTGTAAATGTCCAAACTCTTGTATTTAGTTCATCTTTCACTATCTTTTCTATCATAGCCATTCACTCTCCTGTGCTGATGGACATATGCTGTAATAAGCACAATGTTGGCATGTTCTGTAAAAATACTTTGCATCAAAGTCTTTTCTTTCGTAAGCGTGTATCATCTTACATATACCGTTCATTACAGCGTTGTAACTACTTTTCTTTACTGCCTCTACGTGTATATAGTTTGATGCAGGATAATACCAACCCCAATTAGTAATAGGAATGTTTCTATCAATACCTGCATTCGCTAAACTTTCATCAGTAGCGTTTTCTATTAGTATTTTATAGAAAGCCATTTCTTTTCTCATCATTGTTGTTTTATAATCTTTCCATGCTCCAGTCTTTAATTCCAATGGAATATACTGATTGTCTTGAATAAACATTCTATCTACTATACCTTGAAGATGTACAGTATAATCACGCTCTAATACAAACTTTGGATTGAAAGAATGTGGTATTGTTATTTCAGCATCTAACATTGATTCATTAACAATAGGTAGATACTCTTCTACTTTATCTTGTTCTTTTGATTGAAGAAATCTATCTGCTTCAAAGGTTGAAATAATCTTATACATGTCATTATATCCGTCTATTGGATGTAGACTTAAGTTATATTCAACTAATTCATCGTAAGATAGAGTTTCTGCTTTCTTTACATCAAACTCGTTAAAGAAATCCTCTCTACTGTTGTGTACTGCTGTACCCTTTGTCATGGCCTCTGTTGTTGTTTGAGGCAGTCTATGAATATAATTATACTCATATTTTTTAGGACACCATTGAAAAGTACCAAAAGAAGATTTGGTTATCTTTAATACAGGTTCATTCATATCGTCATATTTTTCTGGATACCATTTATAGGTATATTCTCTTAATTCATTTGTCATTTTTATTACCACCATTCATCTAGGTTTGTTTGATTTACGTCTTTTCTAATTAAAGATAAATCCCACCCCATTGCATTGTAAATCGGTTCTGCTTTTTTAATTATAGAATCTGAATAATGTCTATAATCTGGGGTATGATTAGGCATAGCATCCTTTGTGGGGGCTGCTATGTAAGTAGGTCTTTTGTGTGCGCCTGTTATTGGATTAATGTATTTAGTTCTCATAGGGTCATCTTGTACTCTTACATAGAAGTATGAGTCATCAATTGGATTTTGGAAAGTTTGATTCCACCAAACAACACCTTCAACACCAGAACCAATACTAGGCTGTTTACCTTCAGTAGTTTTTAGATTTAACTCTGTACCACATTTACCACAAAAGGATGTACTAAACTCTTTATGTCTTTCAAGAGCATCAGTAATTGAATACTCTTTACCACAATCATTACATTTGTATTGAAATCTTTCAGGTCTAAACCTACTTCTGTTTGTGATTTCATCGGTTGATATATTACCATTCAATACTCTATTATATTCATCTTTGAGATATGCTGTGATACTTTCTTCACTCTCTCTATTAACCCAACGATTTAGAACTTCTAACTGTATGGTTTTTGCTAATGTAGTAACTGCTACTCTTTTAGCAGAAAAACCTGTCATAACAAACTCATGTTCATCTAACCACTTACCGTCTTTCCAAGAAATCAAACCTGCATTTCTATTCTTAGTACAACCAACACCTAGAGTTTCGTAATACTTCTCAAACTCTAAAGTTACAGGATGTTCATCTAACTCAAGAAGATTAGGAAACATACTTCTAACATGGTTGTTAAGCAATGCTAATGTTTCTTCTGCTCTTGCCATTGGCATCTGAACATAAATAGAATCTGTGTGTCCGTAAACTACTCTCATTTTCTCCACCTACTACTGTTAAATCTACTAATTATAGTAGATATTTTACCTATTAAATAAATAGCATATAATGCTATTCTTATCCTCATTCACAATCACCACACTTAAATCTTCTATCTAAACCAAATGGATGTACTTTACCACACCATCTACATTGTCTTCTATTTTTCATTGTAGTTCCCTCACTTTAAAAGCCGCATATCTAATTGCTTCTCTAGCACTAGCAGTAATACTTGCAGCAATATCTACATCAGCCCAACCAAATCCTTGATATGCGGTGATGCCGTAAAAACTCGCCATTAGCCGCTTTACTGCCAATTGATTACTATTCCATTTAATTTGTTCATCTTTAGTTTCTGCTTGTCGCATCTTTGATTTATATTCATCCCTTAGTTCTTTAAGTTCCAAAACTGCTTTTGGTAATAAACCAAGTTTATCTGTTTTAAAATAACGCATATCTTCTCTTGTAGCATCACTAAAATCTCTCGGTGTCAATATATTAACAGCAAACTCTGTTGGTTCATTTGATTTAGTTTCCCAAGAAATATTTCTTGCTATCATCATTGATGGATACAGTTGTGCAAAATCAAATGCTGCAACACCGATATGAAGTCCGTTTGTTCCTTCGGATAATGGGTCATAAATCATTGCTCCTTCATAATTCACACGTTCACCTTTTTCACCCGTAGGGGCTTTCCACCATGCATTACGCATGAAGTATATCCCGCCCATATTACTTGCGTAGAAACACGCTTCAAAGGGTGCTTTTAGCAATCTTTGTAGAGCAATCACAGATTCAGAAGTGTTCATACTGTCATCTATCTGAACTAACAATTCTACATCCACCTTAGCATAGTCAAGATATCTTTGAGTATCTTCTAACCATCCTCTTTGAAAGAAATCATTCTTATCTGGAAACTTTTCACTAACTAATTTTTTAGTTCCTAACACTAGTTCAGATACATAATCTAAAGCCAATGAAGGTAGCATTCCTCTTTGTGAATCATTCCATTGCCTTTCAAATGCTAAGTCTAAGTTAAGTACAAGTCTACCACGAATAGGTTGTTCTATTGGAGAATACTTATTCACAACTTTGGATAATTTAATTCCTTCACCTGATTTAAAATATACTCCTTTAACATCTTGATGTGGAGATAAACGTCTAGGGTCTATATCATTAGCATGTAGTCTTTCAATTAATTTAGGTAAATCGAACTTAGAACCAAACCATGCGACTAGCATATCTGGGTCTGTCTCGTTTATAGTAAAAACAAAATATTCTAGCATTTCTTTTTCACTAAGAAAAAACACATGGTTTTTAGATACCTTAATAGACATACTTTCTTCTTTAGGTAACCAATAATATACTGTTGCATTGTCATTATTTACATATGAATCGTAAAAAGAAATACAAGTTATTGCCTCATCATGTTCTCCACCTTGTTGCCACTCCATATCCCAATATAACTTTCTAAGGTCATACTCCGGCATATCATGTATGTTATCAACAGCATATCTGTATGAGTATGCTACATCTGCTTCATACGTTTTATTGAATTGATTCTTTAATGTTTTACCATAGAAAGGTTTGGGAGGAGACCATGTAACTTTAGTCAACTTCTTGTTTTCCAAAGAAACATAGTCCCCTTCACTATAACTTACATCAATAGTAAAACTACTACCATATTCTTTAACAGTCATTTTCTTGATTTTATTAGCACTTTGTTCAATAAAGAAGTAAGGAGGTGCTTCATCATAAGACACTTCCTTCTCCATTCTATTATTATTCTTATCTCGCCATCTAAGGCTAATTAAATTATTTTTATCTATCGTGCTTATTATCATTTCAATCACTTCTAACGTATGGTGCTATTACCATCTTTCTATCATTACCAATTAACATAACAGGTAAATTAGTTCCTGTTAATATTCGCATCTCGTTGTTTGTACAAAACTTATCTAAAGGAGCAGAAAACATAACATGTGCTTCTGTATCATTAGATGTTAACAAAGACACTTCTACTTTACTAGTATCTGACCCACCACTACTTGATGACATTATTGTGAACTCATTTGTTCCACCTTCATTATCAATTGTGTAAGTGGCTGTACCAGACAATGTACAGAACTTAATTGCGTCTTTCAAATCATTACCGTTAAATGACATATGGCAAGGTAATATAGTCTTACCAAATATAGCATCACTTCCAACCTCATAATTGAAAGACATAATCATAGTAATTAGATTCATATTAGTATGTTCTAACAGTCTTGGTAATTTAACTGTCTTAACTAATCCTTTAACTACTAATTCAGATTCTTTAATCTCTATGTTAAGATTATCAGATTTAATATTTTTAACATACTTCATTAATTTCTCTATATCAAATATAACCATCTCTTCTTTTAAAGAAGGATTATGTACAATTGGTATCTTAACACTCAACGCTGTTTTATCGTTACCATTCAATAACTCTAACTCTTCACTTCTAATAACTGCTACACAGGTATTACTGATAACATCAGTCTTAGAAGTAGTAGAGGACTTATATTTGCCTTTAAGCCAAATTGCCTCTACTGCCTCTAGAAATGATTTAGTGTTTACTTGCATTACATTCATAGTTTTCCCTCTCGTAGTTCTTGAATACCATTCCATTTATTTTCACCGTTAGTTGAAAATATAGTCCATTCATTTCCTACAAGGTTTGGGTTTGTTTTACTAGCGTCTAGTTTAGCCACATAATTAGTTACGTTAGGCTTAACTTCTTTTCTAATATGAATCATCTGAATGAACCTAGCAGGTGTTGATTTGTGCCAATCAGGTACATCACCAATAGGTGTAGGTACATTGATATTATCATATACAGGTTTCATGTGAGTAATTAAAAATCTATCACATTCCAAACTACATACTAAATCCAATAGTCTATTATACACTCTATTTCTAATCTTCCAATCTAGTGTAGACACTCTAACTGAATCAGTAGCGTGAACAATAGTTCCTTCTTTCGTTTGTTGCTTTACTAGTAGTTCTCTCAATACATCACTAGAACCTTCAAACGCTTTGTCTACACCATCTAATACGAAAGTGCATATGCTTCCCGCTTCTTCATCTAATGTTTCTTTAGCAAGTTGACAGAAACTGTTTGCGTTTTGGAACGTTGCTTCCCAATTAGTTGAACCATCTGCTCTCATTTCAATAGGGTCGAAGATAATAATATTCTCATCTCTACCCCAACAAGAATCCCATGTTGGTTCTGCACCTCTATCAAAATCTAAGATGAATATTTTCTTACCATCTTCTATTTGCTTTTCAGTTCTTGAGTCTAAAACTAGACCTGTCTTTCCTGTCTTTGGGTTTCCTGTTATAGAACATAGAAGATGACTTCTATCTCTATCTAACCTTGCTTGTATTTGTTGAAGTATCTTTGCCTTTTGTATGGCAAAATAATCTTCTTCTTTTTGTTCTTTTGCTTCACCTTTTTTATCTGTTGTCCAATCCATTTTCATCACCTATTTTCATATTTATATTTTTTTGTGTCCATTCGTTTGTTATTTCTCTTACATCAGTCTCGCTGACCTTTAATCTTATTTCTTTACCAGAAGGTAAATGTAACTTTAACCAATATTCATTGGTGTCTTCATTTAACCTAAAGGTAAGAAACTCTACGGTATCTAGTTCAACTACGAAACTAGAACCATGTATTATTCCATTACTTATTCTAAACATATTATTTATTCCTTTATTTTAAGTGGGGGCTTTGCACCCCCTCGTTGGTCACTACTACCAATAAGATACAATTATACTTAGAACCAATCTAAGTCTTCTTCTTCAGCAGCCTCAAATGGTTCTGCTACAACACCCATATTATGGATGCATAGTATGCCACTAAGGTTCAAAGAAACTTCCCTGAAACTACCATCTTCATTTTTACCTTGTGAAGTTCTACCTACAACAAGAACATTAGAATTAATTCCAAAGTCTAAATCTAGGTGTGCAGGTATCCAACAAGTAGTACCTGCCCAAGAACCATCATAACTGTAATCAGAATTAACATCTGTGATAGTAATTCTACGGCTACCCATTCTGTTGGGTGTCATATTCATACTAGTTACAGTACCATCAGTAATAACAAATCTTTCAGCGTAATTCCTACTAGAAACATTTGTGTGATACATGCCGATATCAATCAATGGGCTATAATTATCAATAGCATGTTCCATTGTATAGTTCTGCATATCAGTAACAGTCGGTTCTGGTAATCTATCTTCTTCAGATAAATCAGCATTCATTTTCAAACTCTTTAGTGTACCATCTTTGAATCCGTAGATTCTGTTTGGGTTATTGCTATCTTTAATTACTTCCATTGATAGAAGTCTAAAAGTTCTTGGTGTAAAGTCTTTAGCAGAACTTCCCTTATATGAGAAGTAATACAAATTACTTTCACCATCTACTTCACCCAAAAATACACCTTGCATTCTACTTTGATTTGCAGGTAGCGGTTTACCATAGTTAGCATTCTTTCTTTCACCATAAGCACGAATGTTATCTAATGGAATAATCCATTGATTATGTTCAATTTCATGGTGGTTTTCTGGTAGTGAAGTTAGGCTCTTATCTTGTTGAGAACCTTCATACATTCTTGAAATCAGATATGTACCATCATCATTCATGTATGCTTTAGCAACTCTACCATTGGTAAAAGTACCCGCAGGGTCTCGCCTATATTCTGCCACTATTTGTTCGTTAAGTCTAGCACCCATATCCATAGGTTCGTTAACTGAGATGAAGTATCCTACTGCATCTTTAATCAAACTGTTGCTGCTTCTTGTCGTTTCCTGTTGTGGTGCGTCTTTATATTGGTATGCTCCACTAAACCATTGCCTAAATAATGAACGTGCTAATAGCATGTCATTAACAGGGTCGAGGCTGTTAGCATTACATATTTCCATATACTTCGCTTCTACCTCACTTACTTCCTTCTGCAACATTTCTGCTGCCTTATTTATTTCATTTTTTATTTTTTCTTCCATTTTTATTACTTCCTTTTTTCTTATTTTCAAGCCATTTCTTTTTATTTTTTTTATACGATTCCCAACTCTGGCTCATTCATTGTTCCTCGTTTAATATACGCATGTCTACTTTACCATCCTTTACGGACACTGTAAGGTGTGCGAATGCGTATGTTCCATCATCTAAATAAAATCTAACTAATGTATCACCATCAGCAGAATCTATCTTGATATCCTCACATCTTATGCTATATACTGCATAATCTTTACCACCTGGATAAACAGGTTGGTCTGCTT